GTAAGATCCCCCTCCGGACCCAAGCAATGGGAGGTTACATGGATAACCAGAAAGTGTTAACCGATCAGCTTGACTTGATCGCTACCAAACTGATCGAAGAAGGCGCGCGGATGCCGAACGAACCGTTGACAATGGAGTATGACAACGGTGGTGGCCAGAGCGGCACGCGGGAGAACCCGTACTACCCAGCTTATGAGAAACTGTTCAAGGCTTTTCTTTCAGGCCTGGCAACGGCAAAAGCGAACGCTCCCGCGGGCAGTGCGGACATTGTCAGCCTGGACGCGATACGATCAAAGATCAAACTGGTAAAGTAAATACCGGCCCAGATAGCCCGACGGGGCGAAAGCGGTGAGCCTTGGCCGTTTCTGGGCCGTTTGCCAAGGCAGTACGAAAGGCGGTACAGAATGAAAGGCGTAACGGAACCCAGGCTATACACGCCTGAACTACGCCCGTTGACAGAGACAACCTCCCTGGGGTTTGCGGCAATAGAGTACGCGAAAACGGTGTTGCGAAAAACGCTTTACCCATGGCAGGAATGGGCGCTAATTCATGCGCTGGAAATTGTCGGGGATTTATCCGGCGACTGGAAATTCAGATTCAGGACAATCCTGTTCCTGATCTCCAGACAAAACGGGAAAACGGTGTTATCCGAGGTGATAGCATCGTTTTTTCTTAACGTTCTGATGGTAGAGAACATCTTCGGGACTTCCCTATCGCTCGAAAAAGCAGAGGAAGTATGGGAAGCGGTGATTCGTGACCAGGAAGCTTTCCCGGAGCTGGCCGCCGATGTGTCGCGGATCAGCCGAACGAACGGAAAAAAGTCGCTCGAACTGAACGGCAACAGGCGTTACAAGGTTGGAGCACCGACGCGGCGCGCAGGGCGCGGTGACTCCAATGACCTTGTAATGCTGGATGAAATCCGCGAACACCGTGATTGGGAAACGTGGTCTGCAGCTGCGGCGAGCACAAACGCGAAACCTAACGGCCTGATCCTCTGCTTTTCGAATGCCGGAGATCCTGACAGCATCGTGCTCCGGCAGCTCCGCGCACAAGCTCTGGGGAAAGATGGGAACTTTGGCGGCGATGTGGACAGCAATACGCTGGGCCTGTTCGAGTGGTCGGCACCAGACGGCACCGCAACGGATGACTTGGACGCTCTGGCGCAGGCAAACCCCGCAATGGGATACGGCTTGCTGACCGAACGGGCGCTGTTGTCGAACAGAGCGACCTTCCCGGAATCCAAATTCCGGTCAGAATGTATGTGCCAACAGGTCGAAACCATCCTCCCCTCTCCCTTCCCGGATGGGGCATGGGCTGCCGGCGTGGATAATGCGTCCTTTATCCCGCCGGAACAACAGATTTATTACGGCATCGACCTGTCACAGGATCGGCGCTGGACGGCAATAGCCGCCTGCGGCCTGCGCGATGATGGCAATTGGCATATTGAGGTAGTCGCCAGGCGGATTGGGACGGAATGGGCGATTGACTGGTTCCGGGAGCGGTCCATGCGTGGAAAAATGAAGCTCGCATTCCAGTCCAGGGGGGCACCGGTTTCCGGCCTGGCGGAACAAATTTGCACCATCCCCGGTGTGGAGCGGATCGGGATCGAAGGGCCTGACCTGTCGAACGGATGGGGCAGGTTTTACGATGCTGTTTGTGCCTGCCTGCCGGATCGGGACGGGGCAAAGATGCTGCACCTTGCGCAGCCGGTAATGGACACACCGGCGAAAACGATGCAGCTGAAGCAGATGGGCGGTGGCGTTGAGCTGCCCGACCGGCTGAAAAGCCCGGATGATATCGCACCGCTGTTCGCTTGCGTGATGGCGTTTGCTGCAGCATCAAAGCCGGCAGCGGAGGGGAAGAAGATCTACGAATCCGCCTATGCGGGCGGAGCATCGTTGATGTTTATTTAAGAGAAAGGGGGCGGGTGATTTGCCCGGTATCTTGCAAAGGTGGCGGAAGATGTTCCGTCCCCAGCTGGTTATGTACAATTTCGGGCCAGATGCACCGTCGGGTGTGCTGAATATGACAGCACGGCAATTGTACAACAGTCAGGACAATCTGTCCGCCGTGGTGAACTTCATTGCAAACTCAGTGGCGCAGCTGCCGCTGAAGACCTACAAGCGGGGCAAGAATGACGAAAGAGAGCGCGACCGTGATAGTGCGGCTGCGCTTTTATTGTGGCGTCCAAACCAGGATCAGACGGAATACGAATTTATCCGTGCGCTCATGATTGAGTATCTGGTTTTTGGCTGTGTGTATGTCTGGGTTCTCCCGGATCTGGAAAGCCCGAGCGGCTACCAGGCGCGGATTATCCCCACTGACTGGGTAAACAGCACGGAAAAGGCAAACAGCTACGCGCCGGAGCGGATTACCGTTATTGCGAACGGCAACGGAAGCGCGATCGAAATCCCCCGCGGCGAGTTTGTCCGGTTCTGCACATATTCCCCGGGGAATCCGGGCGGGTATGTGTCCCCGGTGTCCGCTTTGAGGCAGACGATGGAGGAACAGATCCAGGCGGGCCGGTTCCGGCGGGAACTGTGGCGGTCATCCGGACGGCTTAACGCGCAGATTATCAGGCCGAAGGATGTGCAGCCCTGGACAGAACCTCAGCGCGAGAGATGGATTACCATGTTCCGCGAATCGTGGGGCGCCGGCGGCAGCAAAGCCGGGTCAATCCCTCTGATGGAAGACGGAATGGAGATTAAGCCATTCCAAACCTCTTTCAAGGAACAGCAGTGGGCAGAAAGCATCAAGCTTTCCCGCGAAGCGGTGGCAGCTGCATACGGAATCAATCCATCCCTTGTGTGGCACAGCGATACACAGACCTATGCCAGCAGTAAAGACAATGCGCGTGCCCTGTATGCGGAGTGCCTGGGGCCAATCCTTCAGATGTTGCAGCAGCGCATCAACAATTTCCTGCTGCCGATGGTCGGTGCGGAACCTGGAACATACGTTGAATTTGATCTCACCGAAAAGCTGAAGGGATCCTTCGAGGAACGCGCCAGCATCCTGCAAAGCTCTGTCGGCGGACCGTGGCTCACGCGGAACGAAGCGCGGCGGGATAACAATCTGCCTCCGGTGCCTGGTGGTGATGTACTGATTGTTCCGCTGAACGTAGTGGAAGGCGGACAGGCCAGCCCGACAGATACCCACATGGGGCAGAACGCCTCCCCCATTGAGATGCTGGTTAAGGCAAAGAAAAAAGCTGAGGAAGAAACCGCCGTCAATAACGAGACAAAACAGGCCGAACAGGATGAGGTAGCGGATACTCTCGGGGCGTTTTTCAAACGTCAGCAGAAAAGCATTCTGCCGAAGCTCCTGGCGGGCTCTGAGTGGTGGAACGGTGAACGGTGGGACAAAGAGCTTGCGGACGATCTGGAGCCCGTTCTGAGCGAAATAGCGGCATCCCACGGGGAGCGAATTGCAAAAGCCATCGGGACAGATTTCGTTGTGGATCAAATCAAGGAATATATCCGCGCGACAGCTGAGAACCGGGCCAGCATGATCAACAGCAAGACCCGCCAGAAACTGCTTGACGCCCTGGAAGCAGCTGAGGAAGCGGAAGAAGACTTCGACAGGGCCGATGTCGCAAACCATGAGTTTGATGTCCGCAGCGGGGCCGAGGCTCTGTTGCTGGGTGCGTCCCTTGCGAAAACAATGGCGGGCTTTGGCAGCAGGGAGGCCGTGCAGCAGGCTGAACAGCAGACCGGAAAGAAGCGCACAGTCTACAAAGAGTGGGTGACCGGTGCGAATGCCCGTTTATCCCATGCATTGATGGACGGGGAGCGGGTTCCGATTGATGACACGTTCAGCAACGGCGCCGACTGGCCCGGCGATGATTCGCTTGACCCGGATGAGTCCTGTGGCTGCAATTGTTCGACCCAAATCATAATCATGGAGGAATAAAGCATGAAAACGAAAGAATTTGCCGTCCAGTACAAGGACGCGGGAACCGGCAGTATTGAAGGCTATGCCTCCACCTGGATCCGCAAGCAGGACAGCTGGGGCGATGTGGTGGCAAAGGGAGCCTTTACGAAGACCCTTGCGGAACGCTGGAACGGCGGCAAGGGCATCCCGTTCTTGTGGGCACATCAGATGGACAATCTGAAGTCCTTCATCGGAACCGCTGAGGCGGATGAGGATGACAAGGGGCTGCACTTCGTGGCCACCTTCGACGACACCGAAGAGGCGCAGAAGGTCCGGCAGCTGTACAAGGATGGACGGCTGCGCAAGTTTTCCTTTGCATATGATGTCCGGGAAGCCGGTGTTGTCACCCTGGATGACAACAGCAAAGCGAACGAGCTGCGCGAGCTTGACCTTTACGAAATTTCTGCCGTCACCGTCCCGGCCAATGACGATGCCGGTGTGGTGGATGTGAAGTCCGGTCGCCGGAATAGCAAGTCCGATGAGGACAAGATTAAACAGGCTATCAATCTCCTGCAGGATGTCCTGGGGGAGCTTGATCAGGAAGAACCCGACGACGGGGAGGACAAGCCGGAAGACAACGCGCCGGACGCGGAGGATCAGAAGGCGAGCAACCCGGAAAAGAAGGGGCTCCTGGAATACATCAATTCTTTGAAAGGAGAATAATGATGACCATGAAGGAAGAACTGGCCCAGCTGAAAAGTAAGCTGGCCGAACTGAAGTCCCGCATTGAAGCGGATGACGCGGACGCAATCGCCGAGGGCGTAAAGCTCAAGGAACAGATCGAAGCCAAAGCGGCCCAGATTAAGGTCGCGGAAGAAAAGGCCGCTCTGCTTGGCCAGATCGGCAAGAAAGAGGAGGAAACCGAAATGGGTGAGAAGAAGAAGGCCCGCAACCTGGGTGAGAATTTTATCGAGCATCTGAAGGCGAACCCCATCGCCGGCAAGCGGTTTGATGTGAACGCCCCCGCGTTCAAGGCCGCGACTGACATTCAGGGCAGCCCCGCCGACGCTGTGGGTTTCGCCACCACGTTCGACAAGAACGTTGTGACCGGCGCCCGGATGCCTCTGGTTATCCGTGACCTGTTCGGCGCGGAGCAGATCTCCGGCTCTACCCTGGTGTACCTGATTGAAGGTGCGCTGCAGGGCGCTCCTGCGGTGACCGCTGAGGGCAATGAAAAGCCCCAGATCCATTTCGCCGACCCGACCCCGAAGACCGTGAGCCTGGCCAAGGTCGCCTGCCACATCAAGGAATCTGATGAATACATCAATGATTATCCTTTCCTGGAATCCGCGATCAATGGCCGGCTGCTGTATGAGCTGGGTCTGGTTGAGCAGGGCAAGCTGGTCACCGACCTGCTGGCCACCTCCGGTATCCAGACCGGCACCTACGCCGCCACCGGAACGGCCACGGACATCGCCGACGCGATCCTGCAGGCTGCCATGGACGTGCAGGCGCAGACCGGCTTTGCGGCTGATGCCATCGCCATGAACCCCGCCGACTGGTACATCCTGCGCGTGGGCAAGGACAGCGACAAGCGCTACTATGGCGGCGGCTACTTCGGCGAGCAGGTCATTCCGAACATCTGGGGTATTCCGGTGTGTGTTTCCGCTTCAATCACCTCCGGCACCGTGGTTGTCGGCGCGTTCAAGACCTGCGCGTCTGTCGTCACCAACGGCGGTGTCTCCGTCGAGGCCGTCAACACCAACGAAGATGATTTCGTGAAGAACCTGATGACCATTCGCGCGGAAGAGCGCCTTGCGCTGGCCGTGCGTCGGCCCGCGGGATTCAAGAAGCTGACCAAGGCCAGCTGACCAAGGCCAATTGATGATTGATTCGGGGAGGGTGTAACAGCCCTCCCCGCTTTTGAAAGGCGGTGAAACCATGCTGAAAATCTATATCGTGGATGGACGCACCTATCAGTTTGAAGAAGGCGAACAGCCTGAAGGCGCTATTGAGGTGAAGGCGGAGCCGTCTGAAAAGGCGGAAAAGCCCGAAGTCAAGGCGGCAAAACCCGCGAATAAGTCCAGGGCGGTGAAGAACAAATGAGCCTGCTGACTACCTGGGGCTACACAATCACGGATGCGGACGCCCTGGAAGATATGATCTCCGCTGAGAGCTTCAACGCGATCACGGCTAACAAATATGCCGGGGACGCGAGGATTGAGCCGAATATCAGAGCGGTGGGCGCCGCCATACGCAATTACTGCGGGTGGCACGTCTACCCGGAACAGCAGTGCTCTTTTTCGGAGCGCTTGCTGAACGGGAATGGGCATCTGAAAAGGACCGGGACGGATATCCTGATCCAGCTCCCCGCGGCATTCGTAACAGGGGTGACCTCCGTAACGATTGATGGCGAGAGCTCCGAGGATTTCGACTTCGAAACCAATGGCCTTGTGCGGGTGTTCGATGTTTATGAGCACTCTGTAACGCGCAAAACAGTTATTACGGTCGAATATACCGCCGGGGTATCTGATGCCATGATGGACGCCATTACGGAGCTTGCAGCGCACAGGATTACCCACGCGCTCGCGTCCTCCGCCGGCGTGCAGTCTGAATCCTCCGGCGGGGTGTCAGTCACCTATTCCGCCAACTGGATCAATTCGGCGAGGTCAACCGCGCTCGCGGATGACAACAAGGAAGTGCTTGCACCCTACAAAGTGAGGGGGGTGTTCTGATGCTCCCTTCCTGGGCAAAGGATACGGTAACCCGGATGCGGGCGACCGTGAAGGTAGTGCGCGGGTCCGAAATGCCTGATTGGACGACTCCCGATCTGCTGGACATCACAGGTTGCTCTGTGCAGCCGGCGGGAACTTCCCTTTCGCAGGACGGGCGCGTGCTGGGTATTGATGACCGGTTCACCTGTTACATGCCTCCGGGGTCGGATGTGCTGGCGGGCGACCGGATCAGGTGGAATGATAAGGTATATGCCGTTATCGGCGAGCCGCAATCGTGGAATTCGCCCACCGGACGGGTGAGCAATATGCAGGTCACCCTCGAAAGGTGGGATGGATAAATGGCGAAATCCGTGGAGATCCAGTTTTTCTCCGAGGGATTCGAAGCGATCCTGACTTCCCCCGGAACAATGGGGGCCGTGGAAAGTGCTACAAATGCCATTTATGCGCGAGCAAACGCGAATAACACTAGAGGCGGAAAGGGCTTTCATTCAGGCACCCGCATCGGCAGAGCATACGGCAGCAACCGTGCGCTCGGGTTTGTTTATACAACAGACAAGGAAAGCCAAATCGCGGAGGCGGAAGATAAAGCCCTCAGTCAGGCGGTGAGTCCATGAATTACAAAAGATCAATCGACATCGAAGACACCATCCGGATGGCTCTCACGGAGTACATCCAGACATACTGCAAGCCGCTGCCTGCGCATTACACGCTCCCCAATGTGCTTGTAACGCAGGTGGGCGGGACGGATGCTGATGGGCAAATCGATTACTTTGAGGTTGTACTGGATGCCAGGGCGGAAAACGAGGCGGAAGCAAACGAAACTTTGCGCAACGCAATTGGGATCCTGCGCAGCATCGCCGGAAGTCAGGGCACGCCCATCCGGCATGTTACGGTCAACAGCTCTGGCAGCTGGGGAACCGATCCGGTTAGACCGGAATTATCTCTTTGCTCTGCAAGGCTGCGGGTAATCGCGCACCTTGAGGATGCTACAATTTAACAAAGGAGGTCAGTTAAATGACTAATGCTGTTAATCTTGGTATCGGTATGACTACCGGCATGTTTTTTCATGCGCCTGCTGGCACGGCTCTGCCTGCGACCCCCTCCACGGCTCTGGGGAACGACTGGAAGGAAGTGGGCTACGTTTCCGAAGATGGGATCACCTGGCATCATGGCCGCAGCGCGGAACCGCTGAAGGATTGGAGCAAGTCCATCCGGCGGATGCTCCAGGAAGATTCCACCGGCACGGTGTCCACCCCCATCATCAGCACCACGAAAGAGGTGCTTGAAACCATCTTTGGCGCGGACCATGTTACGACCACTACGGCGACCCAGACCGCCGGAGAGGTCATCTCCGTCGAAGCCAAGGAAGGTGCGGTCAGCGGTGAAGAAGCGTTCCTGTTCCTGATGAAGGACGGAGACGATATCCTGATGCTCGGAACCACCAGGGGCTATATCACCACCGTGGATGATATCACCTTTGCCCCCGGCGCACCCATCACCTGGAATGCGACTGTCAGCGGCGACGCCTGGAAGTTTGCCAAGGAAGCCGGCGCAAGCAATTAAATGAAATTAAGGAGGTAATCCCATGGCCCGCTTTGTTTTGAAAAAGAAAGAGTGCTTTGAATTCGCGCTCGAGTCGAATCCTGATAAGGTCTATACTTTGCCTGCAATCGGAAGCCTCGGTTTCGATGAAGGGAAAGCCCTGGCGACCATTGCCGAAGAAAAGGACATGGCTACGCAGGGCAATGTTATCAAGAACTTTATCCTGAAATACAACCCGGAGCTGGAGGCCGAAAACCTTGGCGATATGGAGTATTGGGAAATCTATAACGCTTACGGGCTGGATCAGGGGAAGGCCAACATGGGGGAATCGCAGGCCTCGCAAAGCTGATTGACGATCACAGCGGGGCAGTCGAAAAAGACCTCATGAAGACAGGCTACACGCTGGAAGATATAGGGCGCACTTTACCATGGAGTGCGCTCTTATCTTTTATGCAGCACCTGGATCTGGACAGCGAAACCGCCAGGGAAATTGAGCCTGATCTCGCCCAATGGGGAACAGTATTAAAAACGAATACAATCCTTGCAGATATCTATGATGCTATTGCGATCCTTAACGCGAATATTGTAGCGATAGGGACAAAGAAACACGCGAAAGAGCCTAAGAGATACTCAAGGCCAACAGATAAACAGCGCACCCAGCTCGGCGGAAAGGGCGCGCTGCCGCCGGATGAGATGGCGAAATGGATCGAAAGAAAGCGGAAGGAACACAATGACCAGGAGGTGAGCTGAGACAATGGTGGAGGTCGCGCAGGCGTCGGTAACAATCATCCCTACTATGCAAGGCGCACAGCAGGCGATCACAAAAGAGCTGTCGAGCGCAGGAGAAAGCGCGGGTAACAGCGCAGGCAAATCCTCCGGTGAAAAGTTTAACTCTAGTTTCGGCGGCGCGATAAAGACCGGCGCGAAAGCGATCGGCGCGGCGATCACGGCCACGGTAGCAGGCGCAGCTGCGGCAACAACTGCTTTTGTGTCTGCTGCCAAGGCCACAGCCGAATACGGCGACAACATCGACAAACTGTCGCAAAAGCTGGGTATATCCTCGACGGCGTACCAGGAATGGGAGTTTGTCGCACAGCATAGCGGCACCAGCATGGAAACGCTGAAGACTGCTATGTATAAACTTTCCCAGGCGGCTGAAGGCGGAAGCGATGCCCTGAAAGAGCTGGGGATCTCCGCCGAAGACGCGCAGAGCATGTCTCGCGAGGAACTTTGGACAAAGACGATCTATTCTTTGTCCAGTGTGAAAGACGAATCAAAGCGGGCCGCTCTCGCGCAGGATCTGTTCGGCAAAAGCGCCATGGAAATGGGCGCCCTGCTGAACACATCATCCCTTGACATCGCACAGATGCGGGACCAGGCCCACAGGCTCGGCATTGTCATGAGCGAGGAAGATGTCAAGGCGTCCGCAGCCTTCCAGGACTCCCTCCAGAATATGACGCAGAGCTTTGAAGGCCTGAAGAATAACATGGTCGCCCAATTCCTGCCGGGGATGACGGAGGTAATGGACGGCTTGACCCTGATCTTTGCAGGCGACGGCAACGGCGGCATTGCAAAGATTAACGAAGGGATCCAGAGCATATCCGCAAAGCTGGCAGAAGTCATGCCCCAGGTGATTGAAACAGGTGGCCAGATCCTGACGTCCCTGCTGGATGCTATCACGGCAAACCTGCCGCTGATCACTCCCATGGCGGTAGACATCCTCTCAACGCTGTCGAACGCCATCATTACGTCTCTGCCTACTCTGCTGGATGCGGGGCTGGGTATCCTGACAGAGATCGTTAATGCGATCGTGACTAACGGGCCTGCCCTGATGGAGCAGGCAACGGTTATCCTGGTAAACTTCTCCTCGAGCATCATTGCCAAATTGCCGGAGCTGCTTGACACCGGTTTGCAGATGCTGACCGAAGTCGTGACGGGGATTGTTGATAACGGCCCCGCATTGATGGAACAGGCGGCGGGCATTATTGGCGATTTCGCAACCAGCATTGTTGGCAGGCTCCCGGATCTGATCGCGACCGCCGGCGAGATCGTAACCACGCTGATAGGCGGTGTCGCTGAGAAGCTGCCGGATATCCTGTCGAGTGGCGTCGATATTGTTAACAGTCTGCTGTCCGGTATCTCCGAAACAATGCCGAGCGTGGTGGCAGCATTCAGCGGCGCGATCACCGAAATAATCACGGCCCTGTCCGACAGCGTGCCAAGCTTTTCGGAGGGAATCGCTAAGATCACAGAAGCAGCTGCGCCCATTACGGAAACTGTCGGCAAGGTCTTCACAGATGTAGCCCAAATGATCGCGAAAGCGATTACCGATATTGTCGCAGCTGTCGCACCGTATACGCCGGCGATCACCGAAATGGTGACCACCGTTACATCCAATCTACCGACAATTATAGATTCGTTTGAGGGCCTTGTGTCTTCCGTCGGTGACGCTATTGCGCGAGTGGTTGAGGCAATTGCGCCCTATATCCCGGCGGTTACCGAAATGGTATCCACGGCAACGGAACAGATCCCGAAGGTTGTGGATTCTTTCAGCGGCCTGCTGTCCAATGTCGAGCCGATCATCAACTCCGTTTCCGGCCTGGTTACTTCGATCGGGGACGCGGTTGTGGCAATCGTCGGTTCTGTCGGCGAAAACCTCACCCTGATTGTGGATGCGTTCTCTGCATTCAACACCAGCCTGGCCACGCCGATCAACGCGATCAGCGAAGCCATCAGCGGCATGATTACCGCCATCAGTGACGGTATTGTGGCGGTAAATAACAGCATCTCCAATATCCTGGACAAACTGGCCGGGGTATTCGATTCGATCGGCGAAGCTGCCATCAAGGCCGGCGAAGGCTTCAAGATGGTGACGGAAGCCGCGATTGAACTGACAAAGCAGACCGGTGTATTTGACCTGGTTGGCACTCTGACCGGCCTCGCAAGAGGGCTTCGCGAAATCAACGACGCGGGCAAGCGGGCGCATGATAACAACGTTGCTTCCGCAATCAGCGAGATGGGGGCAGGTCTCAGCAGCCTGGTTACCGACTCCACGGGGGTGGATAAGGTCAGCAGGAATATTAGCTCGTTTGCTACCGCTGTCAAGAACACCAACACAGAGGTCAGGAATGGTCAGGTCGCCAAGAGCGTCCGCGACTTCGGAACGGCCCTGTCTGACATGGTGCGCAATGCCGGAACGAGCTTTACCACCCTGATGGATACCACGGACGCAACTCTGGAACACATTAACGCTCTTGCGACAGAGGGGGCGCAGGCTATCAAGGACATGCAGACCAGCATGGATAAGAGCCTGCAGGATGCAAATACATCCTTTGCCACACAGATCACCGCCATAAGCCAAAAGACAACGACGGGCATGGGCGCTGTGAGAGATGCGGGGATCCTTGCGATATCGGAAATGGCGAACGAAGTCGCCTGGAACATCCAGTCAATGGGCCAGGAATTCGAATTCGGTATGAATTCCATGAGCATGACCGTACAGCAGGGCTTCTTTGAGATCAACACGACCACAAACACCGCAATGGAAACCATGAAGCAGACGGTCGTCGATGGCTCAACGACCGTCAAAGACCGCATGACACGGGCGCTTCAGGATGCCACACAGACGGCAAAGACTCTGATGGCCACATTTAACGACACGGTGTCCACGCGGATGTCTGAGGCGGCTCTTGCTGTCGAGAAGAGCGCGAGGCGGATTAACGAAGCTTTTAAGAGCATTAAGTTTGAGTTTAACAAGCAAATCGAAACCCCGCATTTCACAATTGTCGGAAGTTTCGACATACAGCGGAGAACGGTCCCGCGGGTCAGTGTGTCGTGGTACGACAAGGGCGGCGTTTTCTACCAGCCCACCGTCATCGGTGTTGGTGAAAAACGGCCTGAGTTTGTCGGCGCCCTGGATGACCTGAGAGAGATTGTCCGCGAGGAAAGCCACAACGAAACCATTAACCTGAATGTATACGGCAGCGAGGGACAGGATGTGCGCGAGCTGGCGGATATCGTTATTAAGAGAATCACCAACAAGATCAACCGGAGGGAGGCAGCGTTTGCATGATGCGCGGATCTATAACATGGAACGGCGTCAGCTCGGAACAGTTCGGCGTATATGTCGAAAAATATCCTTCCTATGCAAAGCCCGTCCGGAAGATGCAGAAATATAATGTCCCGGGGCGAAGCGGAGATATCATTATCGCGCAGGACGCATGGGAAAACATCACACAGCAGTATGATATTATTTTCGGTCAGGCGGAGGAACACTCCGCCACCGAAATCTATCATCAGATAGCTGCCTGGTTAACAGGCCCAAGCGACTATTGCGAGCTGACAGACAGCTTCGACCCGGGGCATTACCGGTTGGCGTACTTTTCCGGCGGCCTGGAGTATTCGGCCTACACCATGGGTAGGGCCGGGAAAGCAACCGTATCATTTAATTGCAAACCGCAGCGGTATAGGATCAGTGGGAAAGATAGCATCGATATGACTGGCCTGAGCCTGAACTTGTATAACCCCACAGTCACGAACGCGAAACCGCTGATTAAATGGGTCGTTGGAACCTCAGGCAGCGCGAAAAGGCTGACAGTCAACGGCACAATCCTGTCCACGTCGGTAGCGAACACATACCTTATTGACTGCGAGGCCATGACAATCAGAACCATTGCCGGCGTCAATGTAAGCGGGAATATATCATCCTCTACTGGGGAGCTGCCGAGCCTGAAGCCCGGCACCAACAGTATAAGCAAATCCGATTACTCGACGGAAGTCACAATAACGCCGCGGTGGTTCGATATTTAAGAGGTGGCGAATGTATCCGATCTTATTTGACGCGGATTCCCTTGCTTGGGATTCGTTCGGGAAGGGCATCCTTTCAAGCGCGATATCCTGTGAAATCGAAGAAGAGCGAAACGGAACCTATGAGCTCGCAATGGAATACCCGATTGCTGGCGCGCTTTATTCTGAGATTGCTCTGCGGTCCATCATTGTGGCAAAACCGAATTACACTGACAACCCCCAGCCGTTCAGGGTGTACGCTATCAGCCGCCCGATTAACGGAGTTGTGACGATTAACGCGCAGCATATCAGTTACGACACATCCGGGTATATTATGCCCGCATTCACCGCCGTAAGCAGTGCGGAGGCGTTTACGAAGCTCAAAAACGTCAGTTATCCATCTGGGTGCCCGTTTACTTTTGGGTCAAGGACGCTTTCGTCTTCCAAAGGAATTGCAATAAAGCACCCGGAAAGCCTCCGAGCCGTCCTGGGTGGCGTCGAGGGATCCATGCTGGACACCTACGGCGGAGAATGGTACTTCGACCGGCTCAATTGTTGGCTTGAGGTTGCCAGAGGGGCAAACAGGGGCGTTGAAATCCGCTACGGTCGGAACCTGATGGACCTCCGGCAAGAAGAAAACAATGCCGCTGTCTATACGGGGATTTATCCGTACTATTACAGCCCGGAAACCGATGAACTTGTTACCCTGACTGAACAAGTCATTAACGCGGAGGGCACGTTTGGCTTTACCCGGATCCTTTCGCTTGACCTGACAGCCGAATTTCAGGACGTCCCAACGGAAGAAGAGCTCAGGACAAAAGCGCAGAGCTACATCGATACTCATTCGATCGGCAAACCGGATATCAATATAACCATTAAATTCCTGCAGCTGACAGAGGCGCAGGAGCGGATTGACCTGTGCGACACTGTGACGGTTGTATTTGAAAAGCTGGGTGTATCTGCAACCGCGAAATGCATTCGCACCCGGTGGGACGTGCTGGCGGGCAGATACATTGAGGCGGAGCTTGGATCAGCAAGGACATCCCTGATTGACGCCATCGTGGACGCCGCGGGGATTGAGGATAAGGTAAAATCCGGAATATCACAATACTCTGGCGAATTGTCGGATGCGATAGACGCCCTGTCCGATGACACAGAAGCGCAGCTGCAGGCAATCCAGGAAACAATCAACAAGGTTACCGGGAATGTTGGTGGTTATGTTGTCATGCATGACACGAACAACGATGGCGAACCGGATGAAATATTGATCATGGATCAGCCTGACATAGAAGACGCCGTGAACCTGATCCGGTTAAATAACGCCGGCATTGCCTTCTCACAGGCGGGGTACTATGGGACTTATACCACAGCCTGGAACATCAATGGGGAGCTGTCCGCAAACACAATCATGACAGGGGAGCTTGCGACCAACCTTGTCAAAATACGCGGAGACACGCGATTTTTTTGGGACGCCTCGAATATCAATATCATCAATCCGTCAAACCCGAATCAGATTATCCGGCTCGGAAAGTACGATGGCACAAACTACGGCCTCGCCTTCAGTATTGACGGCGGGCTTACCTGGCGATCTGGATTCGACTTCAACGGGCTGCAGATCGTCAGCTCCGACCCGGCGGGGTGGTCCGTTGTTGTGTCAAGCAACTGTATGAGGTTCTACGAAGCGCGGACACGGGACAAGGGATATATTGGCCAGGCGGATGTATGCAACGCAAATGACGAGACAGTGACAGGGTATCTCTACCGGATCGGGAGCCGGGCCAGAAGCGCGACGATCCCCGGCGAGAACTCCATTGCCCTGGGTACGGATAACGACCCTGTCAAGGCGGATGCCATTGCCATCGGAAACACAAATTACATCTACGGAAAAGGTACCATTGCCATCGGCCAGAACAACACATCCGGCGCGGAGTATGGGATTATCATCGGCAAGGGTACGACCTGCGCCAATACCGGTATTGCAATTGGTTCCGGGCCAATAGCGGCTGCAGCTGCTATAGCCATCGGAGACAGAGCAAAAGCGAACGGAGCCACATCTGTAGCGATCGGTCAGCTGTCACAGGCGGACGGGGAAAAATCCATTGCCATATTCGGCACGGCAGGAAGCGTGGGCAACGGGATTGCGATCGGTAACGGATCCACAACCGGCAAAGGCATTGCTATAGGTGTTTCGGCAGCTGCTTTGCACGGTATCGCGATCGGGAAGAATGCAACCGTTCTTGGAGAAGCCGAAACACCCATCGCAATCGGCGCCTGCAGCTCCAGAGGCATTGCGATCGGCAACAGCACTCAGACCTCGGATGAGACATCGCTGGCAATCGGGAACAACTGCAGTGCGGGGTATCACGGTCTTTCGTCGTCGCGCAATGCTATTGTTGTGGGATTTAGCAGCTCTGCGCTATATGACCGCAGCATTATCGTCGGATGGAACTGTGAGGCGAAGCAGAATAGCGGTATCCTGATCGGCGACTACCTCCGCCATGATGCGACGCTTATCGCGCTCGGCAAGTACAATTCGACGACAACGCCCTGCTATTTTGCCATCGGGAACGGTACCGCCGACGACGCGAGATCGGATATCTTCGAGATCCGGACAAACGGTGACGCATGGGTTGCCGGCACGCTGATCCAGTCATCCGATAAGCGCCTGAAGGATGTTGGCGGGGAGCTGCCTGATCTGTCCGGGATCCGGGCTGTAAAGTACCGCTGGAA